TTAAGTGGTAATGAATTCTACTTACCTCTTAAAAATAAACCAGAAAAGGCAGATGGTAATCCATACTTTGTTGAAAATGATTATATTATTGTTGATAGTCCAGTAATTACAACAACTGGATATCCAGAATTCTTGAAAGTTCTAGAGTTAACTAGAATCAATACTGCACCATATTATATTAAAGTTGAGCGTAAACCTTTCGGTACATTTACTGGACAAGTAGACACACACCCAGATACAACACCAATTTATAAGGTTAATGTACAGTTTGATTCTACATGGACTGAACAACAATTAGATGCAAATGGACCTGAAGATAATGTATATCTTGCAGAGTTTGGTGGAGATTTAAATGTCAGTGATTATGTAATTGTTGATCGTGAAGATACTAATAGTGATGGCACCTTTGATCAGGGTGAAATCCTTAAGGTTCTAACATCACTCAATCAAGAGGTTCAGAAGTTTAGAATTTCTGACTGTGGAAGTCCAGACAATGATGTCTTCATTGTTGATTCTACAAATGGTGATACTTATATCGGTGGTACGTTAACAGTTGAAAACTCCATCAATATGAATGGTGGTTGCTCTACTACAGATAGAGGAACAATCACTGGTAATATTACACCTGTTGCTCCAAGCATTCTAGTAGACACAATTACTAATATCAGTGCTACTGACATTGCTAAGGTTAAACTTAATGATACTGTTAAATTTAATGTTGGTGGAGTTAATGCAGATCTGTTCGGTAACACTAGAATTATTGAGATCGGAACAGACTTTATTAAACTCAATCAGAACATTGTTTCTACTGCATCTCTGACAAATGTAGTATTCCGTGTTACTAAGAACGAAGAGTTTATCATTACTAACGGAAAAGAGCAAAACACTCTTTACTTTGATACATGTAGTGCTGCTCTTGAAATTGGTAACCAAATCAGAAGAATTGATATTAGTAGAATTCTTCCTGGATCAGAGTCTGCTGCAGATACTGTAGCTGCTTATAGTGGAAGTGAAGAAGATCAAAAGATTTATTCTTATTGGGTTGATCCTCAAACGACTAATGCTAATGGTCCAATTACAACATTAACTGCAACTGCCGCTACTGGTTCTATTGCTGGATCCGTTTATCTAACTGTTGCTGAATTGGGTCTTGGATCTGGCAGATTTGCCGTTGATGATTTAGTTCTGGTTGGTAATACATCTCAGATTAATGCTAAGGGAACAACCGGAACTGATTGGGAAATCATGAAAGTTTTGGTAGTTGATAGTACATCAAATATTTTGAGATGTCTTCCTGCTCAAGAAGGAACAACTGCGAATGGATTATCAACTTACCCAGCAACTACGACTAGTGTTGTTAAAATTCTGAAGCATCCTATGGTTTCTTCAATGATTGACATTGAAGAAAGAACTCGTGATGTCAATGGAACTAATACTCCTTACGCTTCTGTAATTATTGATAAGGGACAAATTGTTCAAACAAAACTTGATTACACAAACTTTGTAAGAATTACTAGCGCATCTGATCCAGATGGTAAGGTATTCCTTGTTAATGGAGGTTTACTAGGAAAATACCATGTACCTTCTATGGATGAAACACTCCAAGATGGTAATGTTACTCATAGAAATGGTGATCTAGTTCTTAACAAAGACTTCACCATGTTTGGTGGAACAATCACTATGAAGGATTCTGTCAGTAAGACAAATATCCTGAGAGTGGTTAATGATGATGGTCATGCAGATCACTCCGGATCTATCTTCTTTGATGCAGGTGTTATTGGAAGAGGTAATATTACTCTCTATCCAGCAACTTGTCCAGAAAACGTTGTTACAGATGCACAGTCATGTGACCCATCATTTAAGGTTGACACATTTGGTAATGGTTTAGTTGGTAATACTTGGTCGGTTGTTGGATCTCCAGAAGAGTCTCCACCGAAGGCACCGAAACTATCTGTTGAAAATCTTGGTGTTAACGGTGCTGATAAGTTCGTAGTTAATCAAGATAATTCTATTGATGCATTTGGCATCAACAATTTCTATACCAATAGTGGTGGTAGACATGCCAGATATGTATCTACTGGATCTGATGCTGATGATAAGAATCTGAAATCTAACATTACTTACTTTGTTAACGTAACAAACCAAGATGAAATGATTCTATTCCTACCAGAGAATGCTCAAAGTGGAGATAGAGTTGAAATCATTGAGGTTGGTGGGAATCTAACTTACGATACATCTCTAGTCATTAGAGCATCGGGATCACAGGTTAGAGTTCAAGGTGACAATTCAGGAACAACAATTGGATTAGGTGGATCCACTCCATACAATGCTGGTGAACTAGTTGTACAAACACCAAATGCAGCGTTTACCTTGATCTACCTAGGATCTACAGACTCGCAAGGAACAATTGTTTCTTCTTCTGTAACTGGATGGTGGCTCAAAGAGGTTTGATAGATGGCAAATTACGGTAGAATTAAGTCAACAAAAATCGCCCCAATTGGTACAATTATGCCATGGGGTGGTGGTTCAGCGATTGGAGAGAACAATAACAACATACCAACTGGTTGGATTATATGTAATGCTGCTACTCAGGCATTAAATGCTGCAGATTATCCATTACTTGCTAAAGTGATTGGAAATACATATGGACCATTTCCTGAACCAACTGATACTACATCAGTCATAGGAGTAAATTTTGGTATTGTAAATGGTTTTCCTTACAATCCTAATTCTGATAGCGATCGTCATGATGCATCAAAACATGTAGATCTGTTTGCATTACCTAATTTGAATCAGGTTGCATTAGTTGATATTGAACCATCTAGAATAGCAACTGATGTTTTACTTGAATTGGGAACATATCTTAGTAAAAATGGAACAGAAGGTGATTTACCAGATACAGAACCAGATGTTGATGTTGATGTTACTTTTACAGTAGAACCATCTGATAACCTTTCCGGTAGAATTACTGGTATTACATTATCAGATCCAATTTACAGTGATACAGTATATGTTTTACCAAGAAAACTTGGTAATGATCATACTCCAGCACATACACATAGACCAGCTACTGACAGTGAGTTTGATAAATTTACCGGTGTGCAACCTATTGCAAATCCTCTAATGGAATTCCAACCAGGAACTGCATTACCTAATAATCCCGGTAAGATTACGAGTGTTACTGCTATTGGAAACCGAGGTTCTAATTCTATTCCACATACATTTTTACGTGGAGAGCGTGATGTTACATGGTATGATGAGAATGATGGGGGTCTTACTACTCCAATTCTAGACAAAAAGGTAACAATTCCATATAGTATGGCACTTGTTCCTCAACAGCAGGCTAGAGATATACCTAAGGTAGGTAAAATTGAGCAGGGATATGAAGATAATGGTCTAGCAATACCAAATGTTCAAACACAAGCACACACCGGACCATTTCCTCCGGCAGGAAGATATCAAGGACGAAGAAATTATTATCCATCCCCAGATGTCCCTGATTATCATAGAGGAGTGGATATGCCACAGGCGTATATAAATGATCCACCTTTTCAGGTCGGAGAACCACAACCAATAGCTTTGGGTGTTACTGATACTTTTCCTTCAACACTAGACCACGAGTCTGATCGGTGGCTAAATACTACATTGAAGTCACATACCCATGATGCGATGGAGGTGACGATGAATCGTGGAAGTCTTGCGTTACCAACAACGGTATTAGTTAATAATGTTTCTACTGGTACTACAGTTCCTGTTAGTGTTGACACCGCATTAACAATTGCAGTTAATCCAAATACACCATCACTAACCATAATGTATATTATTAGGGCGTTCTAAAAAATGGCAGTATTCTATAACAGAGAGAGAGGTAAGTTAGGGTCTCTTACTGGAACTATCATATCATTTGCTACACAACTTCCTACTAATGAACCTAAAGATAATGTAGATTTGTTACCTGCAGGTTATCTAAGATGTGATGGTAGTGTATTATTTGCTTCTGAATATCCTTTATTAGCTTCTGTTCTGGGAGTTGGTGACAGTTGTCGTTATAAAAAACCCGGTACTATATTAGCAGTAAATGAGTTTCAGATACCTGACCTAAGAAGTAAACATATCAGGGCAACAACATCTGCTAACATTGGTTTATACAATGATTTATATGTAACTGATGTTAATGGTAATCAAGTTATAAAAGCTGGTGTTGGATTAGATGTAATTCAAAACATTGAAAGTCCATTTCAGTTAACATATAATGGTGAGTTTTATATTCCCCCACAAACACAAGAGTTGAGAGGAGAACCGTCATTTTCACTTGAAACGGGAGCATATACGTTTGAAACGGGTGTTCAGAATAATATGTTCCAACCTCACCTACACAGAACTACAACTAGTCGTGCCAGACAATTTGATAGAAGTGGAAATCATTTTTCTGCAAATCAAAATAATTCTATTAGATCCATGTCTTCACTTAATGTTTGTCAATGGTGGGCAAATACAAGACAGGAACTTTGTTATTGGCAGATAACAACAGCATCGGCAAAAACTAGAAGCGGAGTTGGACCAGGACAAAACGATGTGAGTACAATGCTTGGACCATCTAATGAAATTAACCAGTATGGAGCATGTTGGTTTGCTTGTGGAGAGTTTACTACTCAGGGATATTGCTTATGGCCTGCAACTTCTAACTGTCCTGGAGATGGAGAAGTAGTTAATAAGGATTGGAATATTAGAGAACAATCTGATTGTAACGTTGGTCAAGGTAACAACGGAGATACTACTACGTTTAGTAATGTAACGTATGATCCAACTTGGACAGTTGATTGTGTATGTCCATTGGGCATAGGTTGCCCAAATGGTATTGATACTAGAGAAGTTAATTCTGACACTTTGACTAATTTTGAAGGACTAGGTGAAAACCTACCATTCACAATGTTAGACGAGGAATATTATCCTACAGGATATGGGTCAGTGTCTAACATATCAATTTTATCTGGTGACTTTGGAGATGAAGGAATTCATAGACATAGAATACCACTTGAAGCTGATGATCCGCACACGTATAGAATGATAACTAGAGCAGCACAGGCAAGAGCTGATACTGGACTAGATTCTCAAATTGTGATTGATATTAATACCGAGAAAAAGGCAGATAAATACATACAGCCTTACATTGTAACGGAATACCTAATTAAGTTCTGATGGCAAATTACAGATCCACTCTCCCAAATTTTTATTCCGATAAAGGCGGGTCATATGTTCAGATTGGTGCTATTGTACCAGTCTTAGTAGATAGCAATTCTGATCCGACGAATAATTTACCAACACAAGATCCACATTATTCTCATCGTGGATACTTATATTGTGATGGCAGTAAGTATTCTATCAAAGATTATCCTTTATTGTATGAAAATTTAGGTAATGGGTACTTACAAAGATCTGGTGCTAATGGTAATGAAAGAATTTCTGCAAATGCTATCATTCAAACTGCAGCAGGACCAGCAGGAACAGTATACAGAACTTTTGTAGATGGTGGCAATGTATATGCAGAAATTTATGGCAAAGAAATAGTTAAACCTAATGGAGTAACATCCTATAATAGAGTAGTTCCTCATAATGCGACATTATCATTTCGTGAATTAAAGGATTTTCCTGGATCTAGAGTTTGGAAAAAGGCAGTGCAACCTTACGCTTCTGTCTGGAGTGAGTTCATGAAGTCGTATTCAGTATACGTATCAACGAACCAATCGTTGGGTGGAACTGCTCATACTTATACTGGTGCTGTTGTTGATATTCCTTCAGCTGGCAATTATAAAATTCAATATGCGACTGATAATACCGGCACTATAACATTTAATGGCACTACTTATAGTAGTGGCTCTTCATTTGAAGAAGGGCAAGATAACACAGTAGATTTAGGAAATGTTCCTGCTGGATCATATCCATTTTCATTTAGTGTTACTAACGGTGCTGGTGAAGATTGGGCTAATAATCCTGGTGGTATTGCTATTAGAATCTATGATGATTCTAATAATGTGGATGTATGGGCAACAACTTCTAATGTTGCTAACACTTCATCAGAAGGTGTAGTTCAAGAAAATAAAGAGTATAATTTATCATATGCTTCTTTTTATCAAAATTTAGCAGAAAGATCTGATACTCATGTTTATAGACTACTTGTAAATTATGACCCTACT